TAGTAGACGAAAAATTAACCCCGAGATTAGAAAGAATCTAGTTAAGGATCTTGCGGAATTAACCGCCAAAACAAAAGAGACCGTTCAGGTCGAACTTAAAGGAGGCTCAAATGAGTGAATCAACAAACAAACCAACTTTTCAACCACTTCCAGCGGGGGATTACCTTGTAAGAATGTCACGGTTTGAAGAAAAACCAACTAAAAACGGTGCAGGAGTTCTTATTTCTGCTGGTTTTGAAGTTGTTTCTGGTGAAAGTAAAGGAAGACTAGTATTCCATAACTTTCTTGTAGAACACACTAACCCAAAAGCTCAAGAAATTGGTAACAAGCAATTAGATGAGTACCTACAAGCTGTTAAAGCTGGTGGATTAGAGGGAATTAATCACGACAGAACTCTTTTAGAGCAATGGACTGAAATTCCTTTTACAGCAGTACTATCTATTGATGAGCCACAATCTTATAAAGCGGCTGACGGTAGTATGCAAAAAAGTAAAGCTAGAAATAAAATTAAAAAGTTTATGGCTAGATAAGATTCAAGGAGGAGTTATTATGGGTTATCAATAATGACACTAACGAGGCGTTGATTTACCCACGCCTACAATCCTTATCCTGGGTATGATATAAAACTGCCCTTGATTTCCTGATTCGTTTCGACGTTTCAGCGTCCTGAGCAAGACGTAAAAAACTGCTTAAAACCAGCGGTTAAACATGTCTATGTAAGCCGTTAAGGCGTAACCTGCCTCCCTACCGAATTGCGTTTATAGGGTTAACGGACGGTCTAAAGTGGTTAGGGTGACGAGCTATCGTTTTAATTTTGGAGGTCGCATGAGTAAATATATTTTTAAATCCCTTAAAGATCCCTATAATGAGTTTAGTACTACAGACGTTACATTTGAAGTTGAGACAGTTGATAGATCTGAAGTTATAGAACAATTTATACGTTTTTTAAATGGGTGTGGTTATAACACCGCTGACCTGGAGGAAGAGTTTGGAATTTAATAATCAGATTTATGACATTAAAATTTGGGACCACGTCGAAGACGGTAAACTTGGACGTTTTGTTGCTGTTGATACTGAGACTACTGTAGTCCCTTTTTATATGACACCTGATATTGTAACTTTTCAAGCCTATTCTGGAGGAACAGATGTATACTATGTACTCAAGCAAGACATTTCTAAATTCCTTGAAGTCCATAAAGAATCTTTTCTTATTGCACATAATTGCCCGTTCGATTTTGATGTTATTGCAAAAGCTACTGGAGATTCTAAAGCAGTTTATGCCCGTTATGATAGCGCTCTTGTTCGTGATACTGGGGTACTGTATCGCCTTTGGCATCTTGCTGATAAAGGTTTTGTACCATTTAAATATAATCTCGCTCTTTTAAGTGAAAAATTATGTGGAATTAAGTTAATAAAAGATGAAGTTAGGGAAAATTTCGGTCAATTTATTGACCTCCCTTTTGAAGCAATTCCACAAGAGTATTTAGAATATGGTGCAAAAGACGTTATTGCTACTTATAAAGTTTATTTTAAACTTATAGCAATGATTAGAGAGCACGATAAAAAACAGACTTTATTGAGCCATGATATTCAGGTTAAGGGTGACCTGGCTCTTTTACATATACATAAGAATGGAATTGGGTTTGATCTAGAACAAAGAGACAAATGGGTTGAGAACTTAAATAAAGAAATAAATAAACACTCTAATATCCTAGCCAGCTATGGATGGGTTAGAGGTAAAAAAGGAGTAAATGATGTTTACGCAGATATTGTTGATCGCCTGGGGATTGCCCATGTATTACCGAGAACCGAGTCTGGAGTTATTTCAAGTAAAGCCGACGACCTTGAGCCATTCAGAAAACACGCTTTCATCAATTCCTATCTCGAATATCAAAGTCTCGAAAAAGCGGCTTCCTTCGTTACAGGAATTACCTCAAGCAGGATTCATCCACGTTACAATCTCCTGGTAAATACTGGAAGGACAAGTTGTTCTAAGCCGAATTTTCAACAACTACCTAAACTAGGGGGAATTAGAGAAATGTTTGTACCTCAAGATAAGAATAATACTTTTATAATAACCGACTATAATGCTATTGAGTTAGCCACTTTATCTCAAGTTTGTTATAATACGATAGGTTATTCTGAAATGGGTAATAAAATAAACCAGGGAGTAGACTTACATAGTTATTACGGTACTGTTTATTATAACAAACCTATTGAAGAAATAACCAAGCAAGAAAGACAGACCTGTAAAGCACCTAACTTCGGGTTCAGTGGGGGACTTGGTATAGCTACATTTATAGAATTCTCTAGAGGATATGGTCTAGAACTTACAGAAGAAGAGGCTCAAGACATGAAAGATGCTTGGTTTGCCGCATTTCCAGAAATGGTTGAATACATGAAAGGAGAAGTAGGACAGGTCTATACTGAGACAGGTAGAAAGAGAGGTAATACTAGTTTTTGTGCAGAAAAGAACACTCCTTTCCAAGGCTTGGCAGCAGACGGAGCAAAACTAGCTTTATACAATCTAGATAAAGCAGGGTTTAAAATAGTGGGATTTTGCCATGATGAGATAATCACAGAGGTTCTTGAAAGAGATATTAATACTCTTGTTGAAAAACAAGAAAAAATAATGATAGATAGTATGAAAGAAGTAGTACCTGATTTTAAAGTAGGAGTAGAAAGTAATGTCTGTAACCACTATACAAAATAAATATTGCGGAAGATGTGATAGAGATTTAGATATATCTAACTTTAATAAACACTCTGGTACAAAAGATGGTTATCAAACCCAATGTAAAGAGTGTATTAAAGAACAAAGACAGGAGTGGGCTAAAGACCCTTTAAAGAGACGTAAACGAAAACTAATGAGTAAATACGGGTTAACTTTAGAAGATTATGATAACATGCTTAAAGCACAGGATTATAAATGCAAAATATGCGGTACAGAAGATACTCGTAATAAATCTTATAAATTTTTCCCTGTAGATCACTGTCATAGGACAGGTAAGGTCAGAGGTTTATTATGTGATTACTGTAATGTAGGGCTAGGTAGATTTGAGGACGACCCTAAAAGACTTAAGAAAGCAATTGAGTATTTAAATGCGATATAAAGATTCTCTCATAGAGGTGATCTTGATAGAAAGGGAACAAGGTAAAACCTATAAAGAGATTGCGGATAAGTTGGATATAAGTATTTACAAAGTAAAAAAGGTTGTGCGGGAATATGGGCAGAAAAGAAAAAATAAAACTAGCTATATGGATAATGAATAGATTAATAGATAAAAATCCTGACTACTACAAAGTACTGAAGGACTTATATCTGAAGGAGGTTAAAAATGGAAGAGGACTTTAAGTGTGAAAATTGTGGAAAAGATGATTGTGGCATATTATTTGCAGCTACAAAGAATAGAGACCGTACTGGAGAGGATTTCTTTGTTTGTGAAGAATGCTTTAAAAAACTTGAAGGTATTGGATTTGAAGATTACCGTTTAAGTGTGATGTAGGAGGAACTATGAAGTACAAGATCAATGACATTTTAGCATATAATCATCAAGGGGCTTTTTCTATTGGTATAGTAACTAAAATTACTATTATTGGCGAGGATCAAGTAATTTACTCAGTTAATGCTACTGAAGATATGTATGCGGATATTTTAGAGGATAATGTAATTACAGTACTAGGTAATGCCAAGGATATTAAGGAAGAGTACGAGAGTAGTAATGAGTAGTCTTGTTGAAACAATATTTTTAAATAAAGCAGATATAAAAAGAGCTAGAAAGTTCGCTAAAGCCCGTGTTGAGGATAATGTAGAACTGTATAAAAAGCGAGGAGGGTTTAAAGAAGTTGATATAATTGCCGGGGCTATGGGTGAAATTGCGGTTTATAAGTTGTTAAAAGCCAGGGGGTATCCTGTAGGTAAGCCTGACTTTTCTATACATGAAGTTAAAAAGAAAAGTTTTGACCCTGATTTAACAGACGGTTTACACCATTTTCACGTTAAAAGCCAGACTTTAGAAAGTAAAAGTATGTATGGAGCATCGTGGATTATGCAGCGTACCGACCCTATTATTAATAACCCTCAAAGGCTTCATTATATGGTCCCTTCAACGGTGG